CAGCATCCACAGGATCAACCAGCTAACCAGTGCTGACTTGCCCACGCCCCGGCCAGAACTGATGGCCCTGCGCATGGCGTCGATCAGCTCCTCGTTGCTCAGCTTGCCCCGGTTCTCTTTGATGAAGTCCCGTATCCTGCGCAGCGTCCTACGCTGCCACGCACGAGGGGATCTAAAGTGTTCGAGTGGGGTGTTCTTCTGCCCCCATGGAAACGCAAAGAGCACAAACGCCTCGGGGTCGTCCTTGATAGACGGACTCCAAAGCTGCGCCATGAGCGTCTGCTCATCTTCCGGGCTGTAGCGAGGCTTCTGCATCAGTCGTTCTCCAATCTTGGTGTCACGTCCGACACATCCAGTACCTCACCCTCGATCACCCGGGCTTGAGCCTGCGCCAGCGCCTCGGTGATGGAGATGGTGCCACCCAGTTCAATCTGCTTTGTCTCGCCGTAGCGTTTCCTGTTGTGCGCACCCATGAGCCACTTGCGCGTGTCGATGCGCAGCTTGTCCCTGTTCACCGTATCGTTCGATGTGGGGTCCACCGACTCCACCCCATCGGCAATCTCCAGGATCTCGCCTGCAAGAAACTCAGTGCGCATCTCCTGCGCTTCCTTGAACCGCTCATGACGAACAGCATCACGCTTGACCCAGCGCAGGAAGTCCTCATACGAGATGGCCCTGTGGTCATCCTCAATCAGTGACTGAAGGGACCGGCCCCGGTAAATGTCCTCCACGACCCGCTCAAAGATCTGCTCATATTCGACATGCAGCAATGCCCTTGCCTCCTTCGAGGTTCTAAGGGGTTCTGGGTCAGGCACGGTTAGCCAGTTGGGCAGTTGGTTTTCACTGGCGACAGCCGTGCCTACAAACGAGGTGTTCTCTTGTTTCATAGTGATACTGATGCTATCACATGCGGATGGTGTTGTGTAACGTAGATTTACGGAACCCACTGGGTTTTTACTTTTTGAAAAAATTTTCACGGGGTTTGTGATGCCTCCCAGTCAGCGACCCACCCGGCTCTGGCCCTCCCCCGCCCCCTCGAACCCAGCGCCGCCGCGCCGCGCACCGATCGCCCAGCGTCACCCAGCGGGTCCAGCGCCGCCCAGGTGATCGCGCACCCGCGCACCCAGCGGGTCCAGGATTTCCCCCAGGTGATCGCGCACCCAGCGGGTCCAGGATTTTCCCAGGTGAGCACCTGGGAAAAGTTGATCCCCTGGGTTCAGTTAATCCAACGGGTCCGGGGAAGGTTAACCCAGCGGGTAAATTGAACCCAGGGGATCTGGGGAAATCCTGGGGAAGGGTTGACCCGCTGGGTGATTTTGAGGGGTTTTGAGGCCAATTGTGACAATGTGCCCTTTCGCGCAGGCAAGGCGAAAATAAGAGACTTTTCAAATTGCACAAGGATTAAGCAAACTACAAAACGAACCCCTAGAACCAAAAGGGCACATTGTCACCACCCCCAAAAAGCACCCCGGGATCGTTACCCGCTGGGTTATTTGTTCACTTGTCGCATAAGTGACAGAAAAGCATCAAACCCGCTGGGTTATAATTTCATCACCGGAACAAATCCGGCACCCTGTAACCCGTAACCCGTAACCCCGAAAGGACCTGATCATGAAACAATTCGAATTTCAAATCATTGACAAGCGCGGACCCCGCATCGAATACGCCCGCGCCACCGCTGCGACTGCTGCAATTGCCCGCGCTCAAATTGTCTTGGCCTACGGTCAGCAATTTAACGTGATGGATCTTTTTTGTAACGTCAACCCGGCACATCATGTGCTGGGTGAAATTGACTGTTCGGATTTTCCCCTGGCTGATCTGCCCTGGCTTGAACGTCAAGCCGCTGCAATCGAAGGGGTGCAATCATGAACCGTCATTCTTTGCACTACATCGACCTGCACCCTCAGCCCGTTGACCGCGAACCCTCAGCCCTGGCGATCTGGGCAGGCGCTGCCCTGGCGCTGATCGTTGTCTACCTGTTGACCGTTGTTCTCTTTTCCCTGTAACCCGTAACCCTGTAACTGGAGATCCTCATGAATGCCCCTGTCAAAACCCCTGTAATCCTGTCCGCCCTTGTCGATCGACTCGCTGCGATCAAAGCCCAGATGGCGGATCTGTCCGCTGAAGAAAAGGCCCTCAAGGCTGAATTGATCGCTGCGGATCTGCCCGCGATCGAAGGCACCGCGCACCGTGTCGCTGTTTCGTTCTGCCCAGGACGTGAGACGATCGACTGGGAAGCCGTCGCCGCTAAATTCAACCCCTCACGCCAATTGATCACCGCGCACACCGCCCAGGGTGCACCGTTTCACGTGGTGCGCGTGTCCGCCAGGAAGGGGGCCTGATTATGATCGACGCTAAATTTATGCGGGATCACTTCACCCTGGTCACCATTACCGACAACCCCGCGCCTGCTGGGGTTCACCTGGACCCTGAGGACCTGCGTTACATCCTGGACGCGATCACGTCAGGATCTGCCCGCCTAAAGGGTCCCCGCTGCGAATTCTCCGACAAGCGCGCCGCTGGGTCCCTGACTTACGCCGCCGCCCTGATCACTGAAGCCCTCGAAAGGACTAAATAATGCCCGCCTATCACTTCGTCGCCGTGTCCGCTAATCGCAAAACTGGACCGATCCCCGTCACTTATTCTGAGCGGGACACCTGCCCGCCGTCCTGCCCGCATTATCGGGCGGACTGTTATGCTGAAGACTATTACACCCGGATGACCTGGGACAAGGTCCCCGCCAGGGGCGGATCCCTGGCGGATCTTTGCGCGTCAATCGCCGCCCTGCCCGCTGGGTCCCTATGGCGTCACAATGTAGCGGGCGATCTGCCCGGATCCGGGGAAGATCTGGACCCCGCCGCCCTGGGCGATATCGTCCGCGCCAATATTGGACGCCGTGGGTTCACGTACACCCACAAGAAAACCGCTGACGCCCTGGACTGGGTCCGACACTCGAATGACTGGGGTTTCACCGTTAACCTGTCCGCTGATGATGCTGGGGAAGCTGACTCCCTGGCTGAAGCTGACGCCGGCCCAGTGTGCGCCATTGTGCCAATGGACACCCCGCCAAAGACTTACACCCCCGCTGGGCGGACAATCATCGTATGCCCTGCCCAGGTCCGGGACGACGTTACTTGTCAATCCTGCGGGCTTTGCGCTATCGCTGATCGCCAGGTGATCATTGGGTTTCGCGCCCACGGGACCCGCGCCGCCGTCACTGATGCGAAAGCCCGCCGGGTGATCCCGATATTGAAAGGATGAAAACATGCCCAAAAAATTGATTTTCAACATGATCCGCGCCAATGACGTGCGCGAACCCGTCCAGTATCACCCGATCATTTTTATGAGGGGGTCCAGGTCCTGGCGGTTAGCTTTGCACCGTGACCCCGTTCTGGCGGGTAAGGGTGAATGGACGATATCGGACCCCGTGGGCGGTTATCGGGTTTGCCGGGTCACCGCCAGTTACAAGGGTGTCCCTGTATCGTCCAGGGACCTAACCGTAACCCAGGCCCGCGCCGCTGCCCTGGTGGATCTGGACCTAACCGTTGACCGTATCGGCTTAGATCGTTTCGCCCAGGTCCTGGACGCCGCGCAAAACCCAAAACCTGTACACCCGTTGAAAGGATGAAGCCATGATTGACTTTATGAAACTGCCCGCCGTGGAAGCTGAAGCCCTGGCTTATGCTGAAGGGTTCACCGGGACCGCCGCCCTGTTCGCCAGGATCGCGGACCTACAGAAGGCCCTGGGCGAAGCTGTCAACGAAATCGAACAACTGAAAACAGATCTTCACGCCGCCCGATATGAGCGGGCTTTTTTGGGGGATGAATGCTAACCCTGTCCGTGATCATCTCCCTGATCTTCGCCGCTATCCGCGCCGTGCTCTTACTGATTGCGTCCCTGGTGAAGCCCTAACCCCTAACCCGTCCCCCCGGTTCACCCCGGGGGCTTTTTTACCCCCTTGAAAGCCTAACCATGAACACCGCACCCAGTGCCCCCGCCGTGCCCTTTGCCGCAACCCTCGGGGCTTTTGTCGCCCGCCGTGCCCTTGACGAACCCAGCGCTGCCGGGTTGCTCGGGGTGCCGGTTTACACCTTTCGCAAATGGATCGCGGGCACCCGCGCACCCAGCGCCGCCGCTATGCGGTTGCTTGACGTGCTCGGCACCCTCGAGGCCATCGCGCCCGCCGTGCTCGACGCGCTGACGCCCGCCGCCGTGCCCGCCGCCCCCAAGCGGCCCCGGGGACGACCGAAAGCCGTTGAAACTAAGGCATCGAACCAACCATCGGCCATTGAAACTAAGGCATCGAACTAACCGTCGACTGCCAATTTTTAAGGCATCGAACTAACCATTGAAGGAAAAATACATGACCAAAGCTCAAAAGATATTCGAAGCCATCATGCGCACCAAAGGGCATACGGACTTCACGCAGCACAATGGCCGCTACACCGTAACGAACCTTCAGACCCGCTGGAATTATTTCCAAATGGGCTGGGAAATGTCGCAGGTGACAGCATGACCAAAGACGAAGCACTCGACTTGGCGCTGGAGTTTTTTGAAACTATGCAGCGATACAAGGGCACACGATCAAACATTTTTATCAGGTTTGAGCCGACAGCCACTGGTGATTATGTTGATCTGCGTGAGTTTGATGAAAAGGCCAAGCCCATCATCACCGCCATCAAGCAAGCCCGTTCAGCACCTGTGCAGGAGCCTGTGGCGCATTGCGAGGCGGGGCCGGGACATTGCCAGCAATGCCACTTGGAAGATCGGTCTTTGGCTTTGTCTGCTGCTGTGCGGTACGTCCAAAACAACACGCCAAAATTGGTTTCTGACGAAATTTGCATGGCGTTAACCACCCCACCCGCAGCACCTGTGCAGCAGCCGTTAGGAAAACTCTGCGTCTTTGATGATGCTGACAGTGAATTTGGCTGGTCTTACGACATCTCTGGAAACGCAGAGCAGCACAGGCGCTTGAAAGAGCTTGACGGCGCAATGCTCTACACCACCCCATCCGCACAGCCAGCATTTGTGCAGGAGCCAGAAGTACGTTTTAAATGTACGGTGATTGATGAACAGCATCCAAACGGCGTGCCTTTGGAGCAATGGGGGAGTTCAGCACAGCGGCAATGGGTTGGGCTGACGGATGAGGAGTATTTTGAAATTGGTCAACGTCATTGGGTGACCAGTACAAAGATAGAACTAATCCATGCGGAAATCGAAGCCAAACTCAAGGAGAAGAACACATGACCCAATGCAAACACCGCTGGCTGCTCACCCCATCGCCACACCGCACCCAGTACCACTACCAGTGCGCCCGATGTGCCCAAGTGGCATGGGCCACGCTGAAGGAGAAACAGAATGAAGCTGTGCTCACGCTGCCTTCTTAACCGACTGCCCGATGGTGGGGTGCAGATGACCCCGGCCAAATGGTTCTGTCAATCGTGCTGGCTCAAGTTCTCATTGGGCCGAAAGTAAAAAAAGGGGACCAGTGGTCCCCTTTTTCATTCGTCCATGTCCGGGGTGTACCCCTTGACTATCTTGCGCTCCTTGCCCTTCTCGTAGGCGTAGCGGTAGATGTAGTCGGCGTGGCGCTGCTTGGCCTTGATCACTGTCTCTCGGTAGTCCTTGAACATGGTAGCCAAACTCGGATTGATGGCCCACATGGCTCGGTGCTTGTGCAACTCCTCCTCGATCTTGACAGCCCAGCCAGCCTGCTCCAACACCAGCATGGCGTCCATCACCGCTTGATCTTTTTGCCATTCGGTCTTGCCGTCCAGCTTACGCCGTGCTGACCGCTTCAAGGTGCGCAGGTCAATCATGGTTATGTCGGCGCTGTTCTGGATGATGTGGTCGATCACCCACTGGTCAAAGTCGTTGTTGATCGCACCACCCACCTCGCCCAGTGCGTAGCGGTAGGCCGGGATCACGTAGCCGCGCACAAACGAGATCACCCTGTTGACAACATCGGGCGTAACCTGTGGACTGAATGGGGACTCGATGACATGGAACAGCAAGATCAACCGGCCAGCCAAGCCCTCCAGCTTACCAAAGGCTGTCATGTACTCAGGCCCGCTGTCCAGCACCCGCTCGTCCTGCTTGGCCGACTCGTACCATGTCTGAAACTCACGGAACACGGTGTACGCCTCGGGCGACAGTTGGTAGGTTTGTGCAGGCAGCGCATAAGTCAGGCGCAGGGTATTCTCCCAGGCTGCTGCACTGGTCAAATACTCGGGCACAGGGTTGCCCAGCTTGGTCTTGCTGCCGCGCAGGATGGCGGGGATAAAGCGTTGCAGCAGACCGTCAGCCGACAATGGCCCGATGCTGGCCCTGAACACCGCTGGCTGGATGTTCCCGTAGATGCTCACGGCCAAATTCTCGCAGTGGATCGACCCAGCGCCCACCCGGTCCATCTCGTAGTGTTCTGACTCGTAGCTGACAACCCACGCAGACCGATCCTCGCCGCTGGTCTTGTCTGTCAGCTTGCGCACCCAACTGTTCATCTCGTCAAGGTGGCACAGCAGGCCGCGAGGCCGGTCAGCAGCCGAGCGCACCAGCTTCTGACTTGTGATGTCACTGACCGTAATCTTCAGGGGCACGGGCTGCGGGGGCATTTCGGGAACCATCGGGGCTTGGTCAGCACCCAGCAAAGCCTCGGGTGAAGATGACCATTCGAGGAATCCCTTTTTGGCCGAAGCGTAGGCCGCTTCCTTGCCCTCCCAGTCCAGCAGTTCCTTGCCGTAGCGGGGACGGTCTTCAGCCTCGATGTTCTTCAGGGGCGACAACATCGGACGCGATCCGGGTGACTTCTTGTCCGCTGGGTCGCCCAAAGTCATGAGCCACAGCACCGGGGGCACCTTGAACCCCGGCATGAGTTCCAACCGAATGCGGGCGTCAATCACCCCGCAGACAGCGGCCAACCCAGCGAACAAAGGGACCAAAGGGTCGCAGCCCACGCTTTCCGAGATCTCTTGCGACCGCTGGCGCAGGATGGTGGGCCACACGTTCAAGTCCATCTCGGGCGGCTTGGGGCGCAGCCCGTCGAGCACATGAACCGGCTCCATGACTGGCACTTCGATCTTGCTGAACAACTCGGACGCATCGGGCATGGGTCTGGTCCATCCGTGTGACTTGGCGATGTGAAACAGTGTCCCCAACTTGACAGCCGTGGCCTTGTCAGGCTTGAAGCTGATCCACTGGGTCAGGATCTCACGCTCTCCAGGGTACTTGGTCTGTGCGGTAGCACTCCATTCGTTCCACAAAGCCAGCGCCTGCTCAAGCTGGTCGGTCTGTGTGCCTGCCCAGTGCAGCGCCATGCCGATACCTACCCACTCGTCACGGGTGCACTCAGCAGGGACTGCATCGAGTGCTTGCCTGATCTCTTCCCACGAGGCGTCAATCGTGCCGTCCGTGGCGATGGTGCGCTCCTTGTCCTGCGCCAGCATCCCGTTCCAAAGGTCCAGCAGACCTTGGGGGATGACAGGCAGACGGGTCCAGTGACCGTGGCCTGCCCAGTGGTACGGTTGCAGTGTCTCGGGGTGTATAGACGGTGGCAGCACGTCCTGCACCGTCAGACCGCTCACGGTGGCGCACCGCAGCTCATAGGCCGTGATGCCCCCGTGCATGATCTTCTTCGATGGCAGCGCAGCGCCAAAGGGCATCGAGTACAGCAGCTTGCCGTGACCCGGCTTGCCTGAGTTGATGACCACAGCATCGGGTGCAGCGTAGAGGGCATCGAGGTCAAGGCCGTGCTCTGCCAGCAGGCTGGTTGTGACGGTCCAGTTGTCGATGTCAAGGGCCATCGTGCCGCTGTACGCATGGGCCAAGCCGATGCCGTAGCCTGGTGGCAGGTCGCCTTGGGCCTTAAGGGCGTTCTCTCGCAGGTTCCACCCCGGTGTGCGCGGCCCCTTGGTGTTGGCTGGGATGGGTACAAGGCTCCATCCGTGTCTGATGTAGGCGTCAACTGACGCAGGATGAGATTGCACGGTTTGAGGGGCTGTCATAGAATAGGTTCGTTGGTGATTGCAGTTGCCGACAAGTTCATTGTGTTTCTCCTTTAAGCCCCGTGGTCCACAAACCACGGGGTTTTTCTTTGCCTGAAAATAATTTTTCAAAACTGTTGCACAATCGTAGCACAAGTCTGCTACACTGCGTCAACGGTTAAGGAAATTATTCATGCGCACCAACCAACCCAAATCAGCGTTCATGACTGTCCGAGTGACAGACAAGACGCACACCCAGTTTCATGACAAGGCACAGAAGATCGGGAAACCGAGCGAAGTGCATCGTGAAATCGTCGAGGCTTTCGTTGAAGATCGCCTCACAATCCAACCCCCTGTAATCCGTAAACTGGAGAAACTTTATGTCACTCGAACTCAAGATTGAAGCCCTGACCGCTGCCGTGGTTGCCCTGACTGCCAAGCTGGAGTCCAGCAATGTAGCAGCACCCGCACCTGTTGC